TCTCTTCTATCATACATTTCATCTATTTCATATTCTCTTAGATTGTCTTCGGCTACTTCCATGAATATATTGTAGTCATCTCGATATTTAAGATGTCTCTTGCTCCATACAACCCTTGCGAGTGCGGGATTATAAACTTCTAACTTTTTACATAGATTCCTCAAAGCTTCTTCATCGCGTTTATTGAAGAATAATCTCTTTGGCTTTGGCACTATGATTTCTTTTGCATTCAATCCGATTATATCTTTTGGAAGGATTCTATAAATCCATCCTCTTAATATTTCAATTTCTGAATGTAAACACTCTATGATAACTCTGCTAGGTTTATTAGCTTCTGCTTCTTCCTTAGCTTTCTTTTCCGCTGCAGCTTGAGATTCTTGCTCCATGCGTATTCTTCTTAGAGGTTCTGGGAGATCGTCTATATCAACTTCTCTCATTACTGTTTTGAAATTGATATTCTTAAACTTATCATCCCATGTAAGATGCTTATTAATAAGAGCTTGCTCTTCTAAGGCATCTTGTTCTTTTTCTCTTCGGATTTCTTCATCTGTTTTAGATACGATTTTAACTTTAAATCCTATCCCAGCATCGATCTCCTCTTGAGTAAATCTCATATATGCTTCCCTGTTAGCAGGATCATTTATATAGAAATTATAATAAGAAGGTTGAGCATTCCAACCTCCTACCATATTAGGCTGCATTCCTAATCCATTCTGCATTGGGAATGGTGTTCCTCCATACCAACTAGCAGTTGAATTGACTACAGCATCAGGATTTGCAGGTACAACTCCATCTAATGGATTCTGGAATTGTGTTTGTTGTACAAAGTTAGGATTCAGACCAAAGTTATTTCCTACCATTTGATTAGGAAAAGGTTGTGGAAATCCTCCTCCCCATTGTTGTTGCGGTGGAGGAGCTGCTGGACTAACGTGTACATTAGGCATTGCTCCTAAAGCTTGGTTCATCATATTGAGAACCGCATTCTGATTAGCTATAAAGTTAGGATCATTCTGTAAACTATTTTGCATATTACCAACTGATGCTGGATTGCTAAAGTCTACCATACCATTAAAACCTAGAGCTGGATTCATTTGTGGTGCGCCACCCATTCCTCCAGGACCTGCCTGCTGTTGTCCTAATAAAGCTAATGCTGGATTGCCTCCACCCATCATAGACATCATAACCTCTTGTTGCATAGATATTGGAGGAGGTTGTGGTTCATACATAGATGGGTTTTGTTGCATTGCTTCTTCTTTTTCCATTTTTGCCAGTACTTGATCTATGCTATCTTGTACTGTTTTTACTTTAAGCTTGTTTCCAAACATATCAAACATTACTTCACCACCGACCTATAAGTTGGAATATACGAGTTCCTGCTTTGGAACACAGAAGATGTAGGGAAGGATTGTTGATATGTAGGATAAGGGGTTTGACTATAATAAGATCCATAATTTGGATTATTGAATAATGGATTTATATACTCCAAAGGTTTCCCTATAAGAGATCCGTCATCATCTACATAATATCCTTCCTTCTTATTAGGGTGAAACGACCCAGCCTCAACAGGTTCTACGATTATATCCTCGGTAGGATTGAACCTAATTAATTCTGGGTCGTCATCAGACCTTATCATATTCTCAGGTAGAACTTCTATAGACCTTTCTACCTTATCACTTTTATCAAATAGACCTCCTAAATTAAGCGAGTACGCTTGATTTGAAGGTGTTATTTGTTGCGGATTAACGCTTAAAGCTGCTTGTGTGTTATTAGACACTTGTTGAACACTTCCGTTCGTTGTAATAACATTTTGAGGTAAAAAAGATGGATTCATCATATTAACATTTTGAAAAGGAACCTGTTCAACAGGACTTGCCTGTTGAACGGTTTGTTGAATCATCTTATCTCTACGACGTTGATATAAAACATGGAAACAGTTTGTCAATCTAGCATTGTAAGTACAATCTTGATTAATTGGTTCTATAATACCTGTAGATTTATTAACCTTCATAGGTTGATAAGGATACATTTGAACCAACTGTTCTAATCCGTACTGTGCTATTAAATCATTAAACCATGTTTCTATTGCTATATCTGGAGCGATTCCAATGAAATCTTCCCCAGCCATATTCGTATAGCCGAATAAATCTTCTACTGGTTCTACAGGATTGGAACAAGTTCCTGCTAGCCCACTTAAAAAGTCCATACTATAAACCTCCTTCATAATTATAGTATACAATTTAGTCTTATTTTGCTTGGTGCACTAAGTGCAAATAGTCTGTTACATCTTCAGGTTTTGGGTACCAAATAGCTGGATATAGTTTCCTTTTGATATCAAATTTGTCTAAAGATCCACTTTTAATAGCCCTATTGAGTTTAGTTCTTGTTAGATTATCGATGTAGTTGTTAAAACCAGCTATTTCCATCTCTGTATCTAATGGAACTGTAACCCTTTGATTATCCGGGAAATTGTTATTATGAAACATATAATGAAATTTGTTCATACTATCAATATTATTAGCTTGGATATGGCCAGGTACATGATAAATAGACACATGGACGTTTGCTTGAAGAATCATTCTTACAATATCTAGAATCAATTCTTGATTAGCAACTGGCTTTTTACCACGTCTATTATCACTAGTCATCAAGGTAAAATCTTTACCATTCTTATAATATTTAAAAAACCATTCCCGCAGACCAAATACGGATATCTTAGAATCTGAAAAGATATTTAAGAATAGATCTGTATTCTTATATTTTAATAGATCAGCGATACCCATACGGATAGCATATAGTTCTGCATAATTCACAGTGGCTTCAACTATATCATATCCTTCATTTATGATACTTCCATTGATGGTAGTTACAAATCCAGGACAAGTAAGAAATTTATTCTTATTAGTTCCAGGATTAATAATCTTAGTAGAAGCATCTGAAAATACATTTACAGCATTCTTATAAAAGAACATAATTCCTCACTTTCTTTAAAAATTATCAAAGGACTTTCCTTCTTTAATTCTCGATTCTTTAAAATCAATTAAAAACTTATTTAATTTTTCCTTATCGACCATTAAGGAATTTATTTCTCTTTCTTGTTCTGGAGTAACTTCCTCTACTCCTTTACCAATAAGAGCCTCTAAAAGATCAAACCTATAATTTAAAATAAAATACATGGCTTTAGATTTGGTAGTATTCATTGGGTTTTCTCTACTAATATTTGTTACCTCATGATGAGCTTTCTCCAAATCAGGATCCTTATACTCTGGATCCCTGAGCAACTGATATTCTATATAAGTAAGCACATTATTGAATGTGAATGCGGCCAATTCTCCTATCTTTTTATTTGCTCTGTCTTTAAAGATCTTTAAATATTTTTCTTCTATAATCATAAATAAATCACCTCTTAAAAATAATTTAACCTGTTAATATGATATCTTATATGGATTAATAATTTAATTAGATATAAAAATGTATTTTCATTATTATAGTATATAAATAAACAGAAAATTACTCCATACCCAATTACGGGTATGGAGTGTATATTTTTACTTTTTAAAAGTATCAAACTTAACTGGCTCTCCATCTACGATAAGAGCTAAATTAATAGGGCACATAGGATCTCTGTAGTTTTCAGATCCTACATAAGATAGATTCAAAATACCAGATTTATTGAATGTGAAATAGATAAGGTATTTATCTTTCAATACGTATGGTAAGAATTGAGCATCTGTTACATGATCATTATCATAAGTATAGTTTCTAAGGATCTCTTTCATCAATGGATAAGTGATAGTACCATAGAAATCTTTCCGTTCTGTTTCCATAATGGATTTATTAACAGCTTTATTATAACCTTTAATAGCTACATCCATACGACGTCTAGCATTTAAATAACCATCAATATCAATAAGATTGATTGGAGGAAGTTTGTTTACTTCCCCTTTAGCAATCTTATCCAATACTTTTTCTAATTTAACCTCTGCTGGTTTGGGAATTTTAAACTTTGCAGCAAAGGCTTCTTTAGCTTTAGCAATTTCTTTATTACTTTGAATCATCGTCATTGGATACCAAGCATTACCGCCAAACAATGATAATACTGAATAAGACGATTCTGTCAATGGTTTTATTTCTTCAAAATACATTAATAATTATCCTTTCTATATTAAAAAACAATCGTGTATTGATTTCTTCTAAGGCCAGTAATAGCTTCAAAAGCATCTTGATTATTTTCAGGAATATTTTTTACTTTGAGTCCTGTTAAATTACCACAGTTTTCAAACATTTTAGCCAATGACCCATTTTCATAATCTTCATATTGATTATTTGTTCTAACAACCTTTAATGATGGATCAAATTCTAATACACCTTTTATTTCTGCTAAATTTACACATCTATAGAATGCCATATTAGCATATTTTATTTTAAAGTTTATTGTCGATAGATCTACTATTCTGAGTTCTGAACAAAATGAAGCAAATTCATTAATGTTTGTTATTGTATTATAATTACATCCATTCATATTTATAGTATTTAATTTATAACATCCAGAGAATAAACTAAATAAAGAGGTTATTTTAGATAAATTTTTTAAGTTATTTGGCATAGAGAAATTTATCAAATATTCATTACTTCCAAACATATGATCAATGCCGCCTTTTTCCGATCTTATCTGGTTTTTACTATAGCTGAAGAATGATTCATTATAATAACCTGCTCCAGAATCTAAATTGGAGAAATCTAAGCCTCCTAACCCAGTTATATTAAGAGTAGATGAACAGTGCGTATTAGAAAAGAATCCAAATCCGTTTACTAAGTTAGATGTGTCCCAACCAGTTATATTTATTTTAGTAGCCCCACCAAAAACTCCACTGAAATTGGTTCCTTTTCTAACATCCCATCTTCTTAGATCTAGTGGTTTGTTATCTTTAAGTCTTACATTGAAAGCACTTTCAAAATTAGTCACGTTGGAAGTGTTTAAATCTTCAAAACCATTTAAATCTATTTGGTTTGGAGTAACTCTTGTATTTCTATTACCAAATGAGAACGCTCCAGATAAGTCTGTAACTTTGGATGTATCTAGATTATTAATATAAATAGGAGTTTTTAAAATAGAACAATTATAAAATAGATTACTTAATGACGTCAAACTTGTAGTGTTTTGAGGATTATTTGGTTTGGTTAAAGGTGGGAAATCCAAAGTTTCTAATTTCTGATTGTATTCAAAAGTCTTATACATTGTTTTTAGTTTATCACTTAAAACAGCTTTTGGTACTTTTATTGTTTTTAATTCATGACAATTAGAAAAAGTCTCAGTCAAATTTTCTACATTTTCTAAAGTCAAATTTGATAAGTCTATAGTATTAATCTTATACATATTTTGGAATGTAGATTTGAGACTCTTTAACTCTGGATATTTGAATTTATCAAGATTTTCTATTTCTGATATATTAGTATTATAAAATGCATAAACCATACCATTTTCTTTATCCATTTTTTGAGATTCGGTTTTAGTTGTCATATCTAAAGCTTCTGGAGAAAATTTTATTTTGCCTGTAAAAGCTAATGTATTTGAAAATGTGTCATTTAATGATTTTATATATTTCACACCAGATAAATCTATCATTGGTTTATTTAATGAAGTACAATTTCTAAACATAAATGACAAATCTGTTGCTTCTGTATCTGAGCCTTGAATATCAGATAAATCAACTTCTGCTAAATTCTCACAATAAGCAAATAGACTTTTATATGATTTACATTTTGGCATGCTTAAAGATAGATTTTCTATCTTTCTTAAATTAACACAACTAGTGAAATTTTCTCTAAAATCCTCTACATTTTGCACCATTTCTTTAAAATGGGTATTAAATTTTATAGATTTTATACTGTTACTATTATGGAACAAATATTTAAATTTTTTGCAATTTATTGGAAAGATGATCTGACTAAGATCTAATGTCTCTACAGTATCCATTTCTGTAAATAATGCAGAAACCTCTTCTATTTTATCCCCACCTAAGAAATCAAAATTATTTATTAACTCCTGAAATTTATCAGTTTGGAGAGGAATTCCATAGAACAGACCAGATACTATTTTACAATTATCAAATCGAATAGTATGCATTGATATATTTTTAATAGCACTATAATTATTTGAACTATGATTATTAAATAACCACTCATCAGTATCTCTATTATACCTTACATAATCCGCAAATGGTGCAATTATATTAGTTAGGAATTCTGTATTTAATTTAAAATTAGAAAATAAGGTATAATCCACAACATTTCTATTCTTATATTCATTAGCATTAAACAACCATGCATTACCTATAGATGCGCCTTTATTATCAATACATATAGCATTTCTTTGCTTTGATCTATCTGTAAAGAAATAAGCATCAGTTACAGAAGGAACTTTTAGTAGGTCAGTGCTTGTAATATTTTCTGTTGGTTCGGAATCGCCATTCAAAGAAGGGATTCTAGGATTGCTTTGTTTTTGAGTAACATTAATAAAATTACCAGTTAATCCATATCCAACAATAAATACTAAACCATCCAATGTATATTTATGATCAAATTCTATATCAGTAATTTCATTTTTTGGATTTGTCATACAGAATGTAAACTTACCAGGAAGTACTTCTCTGCTATAATCATTTGACCTAAAATTATCTGTTCTATCATTAGAAGTTATTTTTATTACATTTGATGGATTAGTCTCGCCATTAGTATATATTCTTAACTCAGCTAAGCCATTATTATTTAAAATAGCCCCATTATCATCACTATTTCCCATTAGTTCTTCAATAGAATATGCATGGATTTCAAATGTATAATTTGCATCCTCAGAAGTATAAAAGACTTTTTTAAATCTGCTAGTATTTGTAAAGTCTACATTTCTAAGATAATCTTCTTTTAATCTATATTGCATATTCTCTATTTTTGGTCTGTATTTATTTCTAAGACCATTAGCGGCCTCTATGAAATCTTCTAGCCATTCTCTAGCAAAGTATGTTTCTGTAGATGGGAACCAATTGCCGCTACTCATTATAAGGATACCTGTAGGTTTGCCTAGTTTTACCCACGTTTTATATTGTTTATCAATATCTTGAATATTATGAGGATTGTTTACTATAGCCATATATGCTATACCTCCTATATATTAAAAAAGAGAAAATCTCTATATAATCGAAACATTACTTCATTGTCAAGAAACACAAAAAGAATGGATAGAGGATTTCTCCTCTATCCAATATATTATAATTAGGTTGGCATCAAGGGGGGGGATGGTCTTGAAATATTATAGAACTTAGCCCATATATTAGCTTCATTAGAATAAGGATTGGTATCATAATCAGCAGGTTTAGGCAAAGGAAGATTATATAGTTTTCTAAAAGCAACTGATGCATCGCCATAGACATTAGTTTCTAAATCATCAGGTTCTTCCATATGGATACCATTGTATCTCATATAATCTATAGCTTCATCACTATATGGATTAGTATCAAAATCAGCTGGTTTAGAATGAGCAACAACAGTACCTTCATCAGTTGTATTATCTATAACAATATATTCTTTAGGAAGTCCAAAGAATTCAAACAACTGTTCTTCAGTAGTTATTTCAGGTCTACCATTATCTTGAACGAATTTTAATAAAGCATCTTTATCGTAGTTTTTGAATTTCAATCCAATATTAGTTACTCCAGGAGCTAATGCTTCTTTGGAAGGAAGCATATTCTTTAACATATCAGCTCCTATAGGAGTTACTAGTACACCATTTACATACTCTCCACGAATATAATCTGTATTAACTACCATATATTCTTTATCTGGGAAAATAATTTCTCCATCTATATATCTTAGTTTAAAAGGGCCAGACTTAGAAACATTGAATAGATTAGAGAAATTTGGCATATATCTACTGTTAGGTTTCCTAGATCCAATAGTTTTAAATCTAATAGAATTTGTTGAAGTTCCTTTGAATATATCTACTAGATATTCAAAATTTTGCAAATCAATTTCAGTTAAATCTATAGAGCATATATAGGCATCTTCAAATGTTCCTATGATTCTATTATTATTGCTAGAAGTAAATGTTATTTTTTTAGGATCTGAAATACCTATACTTTTAAGTTTAAGAGGCTTTATCCAATATTCAAATATAACATTATCGAGATCTGGTTCGGTATCAGGATCCGATGAATTAATATATGATTCAAAATTCCTAATTGCTCCAATATTGTTATAGTATGCTCTTTTTAATTTCTTTTTAGTATCTTCATCTTCTATTTTATCTATATATTTATCTAGATTGAAAGCTCCTGCAAACATATAATGTGCGCAATTTCTAAATTTCTCAAATGGGAATTTATCAAGACCTACAATTTTTTGGGCAATACAGTCTTTAAACATTCCTACTATCCAATTGCTTGGGGTACTGTTATTGTATTGATTTGGACCATCTGATTTTGGTGAAAGATTAAATTCGCTAATATCTAATGTTTTAACGAATGCTTCACCGAATAATGATTGAGATTTCCAACCATTATTGCCATAAAGATTATAATTGAACCTATATTGAAAATTGTTGATAATATACCCATTTAATAATTTAGGTTTTAAAGTAAATTCATTTGGATATGATACTTTGTATTTATCATTTGATGTTTTAAATAAATTTATTCCGCTATAAATATAATCCATTCTTATTGGGGAATAAGTTGATGTATCTATTAAAAATATTTTTGAAAATATTTTATTTATTTCATCCATATTAGTAAAATCAATACCAGAAAATAAATTATTTACTATATAAGAGATTACTGTTTTAGAATCGAAATGACTCTTTTTTTCAGAAACAGAGTCATACAATGAATCTATATTATTTATATCTGGAATATTGTTTTTGAACCAGTATGATAGGTCTTCATATTTAGTATAATCTATTACCATTTTATTGCGATCTGGATCAAATTTACTAGCACTTTCTGGCAATAGTGGCTGTTTAGCAAATGCTGTATATTTTGGAGCATCTTTATAATCTAATTCACTGCCTTTGAGTAAATATGGGTTATCAACCTTTGCAAATAGTTGCAAATCAAATTTAAACATATTATCCTCCTTTCTTATATTTTATTAACAAATTCAATATTCTCTTTAGGAATACCAATAAAATCTGTATAAAAAGTATCTAGTGTATACTCCTCTCCGTTATAACCACTATTTGGATCTTTATAAAGTTGATAAAACTTAGTTTCATCAAAATTCATAAATTTAATTTTACAATCAGGATCTAAATGTCCTGTTTGCCATTCTTTATCATATAGCTGGAATATACTATTGATACTGTATAACATAGTGGAAGGATCTTCATGATTTAGTTTCTCATTAATCTTTGCAAAATCAATTGATAAGTTTCTTACCATTTTTCCACACATAAGGTTACTTATCAAACCAGATACGGAATAATTTGGAGTGAGTGTGAACCCTTCTGGGAAAATAATTTCTTTGCAATAAATGCTACTTACTAAAGTAATTGATGAGTCATCTGGATTGAGTAGGTAATCAAGATCCCAATTAGATAAATCTAATATATATTCAGGATCTTCGGCGACATAATCAGAATTAGTTGGATTGGCAGATAAAAAATTAGATAACTCCTTTATCTTCTTTGGTGGTTTAGAAAACTTAATAACCTTATTAGTATCTCCTAATATTGCTTTTAAATTTTCATTTTTATAAAAATAAGCAGGTAAGAAAGTATTTGTCTCTTCTATATTAGAATAATCTATATCCAATATACCTTTAACATATCCATTTTTTGTAGCAAATACGCCATCTAAATATGTAATCTTAGGATTTAATTTTATGCCAGTAGCGTTTACATTTACCAAAGCATCAGCAAATAAATTCTTTATATTATCCGCCTTTTCCAATTCAAGAGGAGTTATATCTAATTCATCAACAGTAGCTAATTCGCTATCGTAGCTATTATTTTTAGCAAGTACCAGTGCACAAAAAGCCCCTAATAAATTGGCACCTTCTTGAATTTTCATATGGGATATGGCGTTATTCATATAAGCTATATCAACAAACTTCTTATCAGGATATTTATTATTTAGATCCTCATATTTTTTTGGCATTCCATGCTCATATACATTACTTACATAACTATCAATAAAAGTACTAAATACTGCTGTTAGTTGAGAAACTTTTCTATCTTTATTCCAATAATCTTTTTTAGCAGAAGTTGATTCGCTCATACTATTAATGGTACCAAGATCTTCAATGTTTTCTAACATCCATGCCATATAAAAATATGGTCTCATATTGATATCAGCACTAATGACCATAGGTTCGTCATCTATGAATTTATATTTATTACCATCATTTATATAAGCAAATGTTTGTAAGTCAAATTTAAAACTCATTATTTATTCCTTTCTATAAAAAGAAACAAGCACTGTAAAAGTGCTTGTTCTATTTTATTTTTTAGATAACTTCGTATTGAGTTTTATCTAAACCAGATAAGAAGAATCCATTAGGAGGATTTTTAATTTTCAACCCACTAAGATTCTTACATCCAGTTCCTTGGTTAATACCAAACATACCAGCATATTGTTTACAAGATTTCATATCGATAACACCAGTAATCTTTTTAAGATTATAGCACCCTAAGAACATTCTTGAAAAATCTTCTACATTACTAGTATCCCAATCGGAGATATCAATTTCTTCTAAAGAAGCACAGTCTTCAAACATAGAGCTTGTATTGGTTACTTTAGTATTTACTAAGTTTTTAATACCTTTAAGTTCTTTAAGACCTTTACAACCTTGGAACATATTTTTCATATTAGAAACTTCAGATTTGGAAAAATCCCAAATACCTAAGTTCAATTTACTAATAACTTCTAATCCAGAGAATAACCATACCAAGCCATTAGGATTGATATAATCAATATTGATCTTAGAGATTACATCATTAACTGTTTGATTAGTAAATAACTTACAATCACTGAATAAAGAACTTACACTAGATGCATAAATAGTATTATCAAAGATCTTTCTTTTATCTTCAGGAAGTTTATCTAGAGTAGAGATATTTTTGATATCTTTAATATTCTTACTAAACCAAGAGCCCATATCTACTAAAGTAGGAGTCTTGTTTGTATCATCAATAAATGATAAGGTGATATTCTTAGTAAGATTAGTAATATATCTAGGATTAATAGATTTCATGTAATAGCTCCTTATATATTAACCTTTATATTTTTCAGTAGTTTTTAATAAAGTAATAGCAGCTTCTTTAGTGTATCCATTATTCATTAGATAATCGATATCATTCTTTTCATAATCCATACCATTAGGAGCTACCATAGATTCATCGTATGGTTTAGTATATTTATCAACTGTGCTTAATAAATTGATAGCAGCTTCTTTAGTATACCCTACTTTTACTAAGTAATTGATATCATTCTTAGCATAAGGTCTACCATTAGGACCTACTTCATCAGATACCATTTCTTTACCATCAATTACAGATTTAGTAAAGTTATGAGCTCTAAAGTAGTTTGCTTTACCACGGATAATATCACCACCACGATGGCCAGTTTCATCATACGGATTATAAATAGGAGATTCTGCAGTTCCTAAGAATTCTAAATCCCATCTATCTACATTAGATTTTGGGCCATATGTATTATTTTCATAACCAGTATAGTCCCCATAATAAAGATCTAAACCATCTTCATTATCTGCTGCTTCCCCATGAGTAAGAACATGTTGTTTATCAATAGTAAGATCTAAAGCATCTGCTAATACACATATTACTTTAGCCATACCATCAATTTGTTTCTTAGTAGGTGGATAAGAACCAAGATCTTCTGGTGTTGCATGTGCAGCACAGTTCATAGTAATACCAATAGCACCAGAGTTTCTATAATAAGTATGATCTAATACATCAGATAGATCATCATCAGATAAATATAATCCACCTTCTGCATTAATAGAGATATTATAATCTCTATAGTTTGTATAATAATCACCAGCAGTCCAGTGTAAGTAAAGTTTTACATCTCTACCTCTACTTTCTGCTAGATCCCATAAATCAGCTTTGGCTCTTTTAGCCGCATCATAAATTTCTTTATATGTTGTTATACCTGCCAATGGTTTAACCTCCATTAATATTCTATATAAGTAACATTATTCCCATTAGTACCATCTTCTTTATAGAAGAATAGTTTTTTAAGGATCTTATTATATACCAATGTTCTAGGAGCAAGATTATCTTTGATATTACCAGTGATTTGCCAGCTCCCACTAATATATTCTAAGATCTTACCAGCTGGAAAATCATATAGTGGTTCTTTAGGGAATTTTCCATTAACCATATTATCTTGGATATATCTTCTATCAGCATCTAATAAGTATCCACATAAAACATGGAACTCATTATCAGGATATGCTTTGCCAGTAGTCTTGTTTAATTTAATAACTTGGCCATCTTCAGCAGTTTCATAAATACTAGATTGGAATAGATCCATCTCAGTATATTTTCCTGGATAATTGTGGAAGAAGAATTTTCTAGTAGCTTTATTATAAACAAAGATACGGTTAGATAAATATTGAGAGATTGTTCCCTCTTCTTTCCATTTAGAAGTATTGTAATCGTAAGTATAATGTTTTCTTGTACTTAAATCATAAATATCATCATTGTCTAGAATACATTTTTGAGATAATAAGTTAAAAGTAGCTCTTGCATTTCTAACAATGACCCCAACAGGAGCTGGGTTATTAATCATTTTTGTTAGATTATTAAAAGTCTCTTTCTTATAATCTCCTTGGAAAGGATTGAATTCATATTCAAAAGTATTATAAGCTCCTAAGTTATCTTTCTTAGGATCAAATAAAGTAGATTGAAGTTTGAATAAGGTATTAATCTTTTCAATTCTAATATTAGCATATAGCTTAGTATCAGGATTGGTTACATCCGGATCGATAAGTTCCAAAGTATGATCTGATAGAATTTCTTGAGTAGGGTTTCCTAGATCATATACTACTGCAAAAGATATTTCATTATTAGTAGTATTATTTCTAGGTCCTCTTACAAACGATAAAGTGTGTTGTACACCATTATCATCCACATTATATCCCAATAAGATACCAACCATACCAGAGTTGTTATCTATAGTAACAGCATACTCTAATGCATAGTTATAATAAATTAGCTTAGGATCCATAAAGCCACTTACTACAACAGATTTAGAGTTACAAGAGATTTCACCTTTATTATTAACAGTCCAGCCTACGTTTCTTGCAGTATAGTCTGTATAAGGAATACCACCTAGATTTTGACCCTCTTGCAAGCTAGGGTCAAAATGAGCATTATCTAGAACTTCAACTGCTTTTGTATTATAATGAGCATATCCAACCCAAGTATCTCTAATAGTTCCAATTAGATCTGGTTTGGTTTTCTTCATCTTTTCTAAATCTTGAGGAGTATCTACTACTCTAAGAGATAACCACTCATCATGAGGGTATAATCTCTTTTCTTTTTTATCAATTTTAACAACTTGACCTTGCTGACCAGTTAACCAAAGGTTAGCAAAAGGGTCGCTGTTTTCTAGGATCATGATGCGTTTATCTAATGCATCAATATCAGCTCTATTCTTCATAATCTTATTATGATTATCTACAATCTCAGACTGTAGGGTTTTAAATAAGAGTTGTAAAGACGGAGCTATCTCATCCCAGGTAATAGTATATTCTGAGTTAAACACGGATAATTACCTCCAGTTGACAACTTAGTAATCGATTACTTAATATGTCAAACAGTACTAAATAAGGGGGAAATAAAGATATGGCCTTCAATAATGAAGACAAAGTAAGCTATAAGGAATTAGCCCCTAGCTTAAAAAGGCTATTTAAAAATCTTGAAAAAGAAATAAAAGAAAGACAAATTGGATATATAGATGATAACTCAAAATATATAGATAGATTAAAAAATAAATTAACTGCTCTAGAAAATAGAGATGATTTAAAAGAGTTATATAAGATGGCTAAAAATGATGACGAAGAATCTGCATCTGGCCAGGTATTAAAAATAAATCCATCTAAAAGATCTTTATATCAGCATGATGAATTTCTTAATAGACGTATAGTGTCTAATCAATACGAAAAAGAAGAGGAAATGCTAAGAGTTCCTACTTCTATGGAAACTATATTCAAAACATGGAAAAGATATGCACATTTTGATGGTTATGCTAGTGCATACTTAGATGAAACAAATCATAATGTTGCTGATTTACCTGAAGGACAAAATCTAAATAATTATGAATACAATCTTTATTTAGATCCAAATCAAACTGGTTGGGTTTTTGATAAAAAAACTAATTGTATTAGAGCGACATATGATGGGCATGTAACAGCAGGGTTCATCTCCCCTACATCCGACTATTATTCTTATTATATCAAAACAATGGTAGACGTTGGTTGGGATGACGATAACCTAATGATTGTATTAGGTTATACTGTTGATGAAAATGGCAAAGAGCACACATTATCATTAGTTAGAGGTGCTGGTAATTTATGGACTGGCAGTGGTAAAAATATAGAATCATTTATCAAAGATGGTAAGAGATATTATAATAGAATTGGCTATAATATACCAATCCCTGGAAGCGATTATGGTCCTGAAGGTTTTAAACCTGGTAATCCATCTATTAATTATCCTAGAGATAAATGGAGAGATAAAATTAATTACAGAGATATAGGAAATTTACCATTTGATACTACCTTTTGGTGGGGGCTTATTTATGATATGGGTAATGACACCCAGTTTATTATTACTGATTTATCTGATGAGGTTGGCCCTTCTGCCTTTCCAACAAATTATGCAAGTAGAGCTAGTGTTTGTATCGCTTATATTTCTGCTCTTAGAGAAGGTAATTATTTTAAATTCACTACATCGGAATGGTCTAAAGATGGTAGTGATGACAAACAAATGCCAGAAGGTACTTTTGAATTTACATTACCAGATGAGAAACCAGAACATTGGTCTGATGAAATGTTTGAAAATATGAAGAAGATGTGTTTAGAGCCTTCTCATGTTGGTTTTGGTTGTCGTTCTGGTCAGCCTCGTTTTACTATTATGGATCAACGTGGTATCTTTGATGATGAGGATATATATTCATTATATGAAGATAAAATATTCTCTTTCAATTCTCAAAAATTCTCTTGGGAATTTAAAGAAAAGATATCTGAGAATAAGAACTTCACTCAAAAGATATTCTTATATAATCCTAGATTGAAAACTCTATACTGGTATAATGATGTATTCGACTATACTAGAATTACAATGCCACCAGATCTTAAAGAACTTACACGTCCTGGTAAAGATGGTCAAATATTAAAATATAATGGAAAGACTGATTTCTTACAATATGATGATGAATTCCATATATGCAATGTAGTAGATGATGATAATGATTTCAATCTATTACAGAATTCTAAATTCTCTATGAAGGATATATTTGATAACTGGGATAGAATAAGTGGTATATGGGATTGGAAATTTCCAACAGAATATAAAAACCAAAACCTTAATACAGAAGGTCAGATAGCTGCTAGAAACGCATACTACTTTGATGATACAACTCAACAAATTGTAAACCCTCGCAATAGTGATGAAACTTCTGCATTTTTATCAAAAGATTATTATAAATCTTTTAAAGTAAAAATTAGACTAGATCCATATAATGATGACGATGATCCTATATTTATGATTGTCGGATTCATGACCGATGATAAGGGTATACAGCATGATGTATCAGTTGTAAGATGTGGTAATAATGATAGTGGACAACATAAGACTGGACCATTGTTTATTATATATGATGCTATGTCTTATTTATATACTGGAGATAGTGGAGATCTTACTCCTAATAATATTAGAGATCATAATTCTAAAGAGTATAAAATGCTAGTTCTTAAAGGATTAGAGTATGGAGTGATCAAACCAGTTAGATGGAACTATGGTCCAGTAGAAATAGAAATAGAACGTGGTAAAAAACGTGATGGCACTCCATTCTTAGAAATAAGAACATGTAATCCTAATGAACACATTGATTATGATAATCCAGATTTTAGATTATATTACGAATTACCAACAACTATTCCTGAATACTGGACTGCTGAACAATATCTCAATGTGAGAAATATGCTTACTAATGAATCTAGAATAGGATTTGGCACACAATCTAATCCATGTAAAATAAGTATTCTTTCTCAAACTGGATTCTTACAAGATGATTTAATTTATCATCTTAAAAAAGATAGAGTATATAGAAGGGTAAATGGAAATGATTGGGAAGAAATAGGAACCGTTCCAGAATACATGATGTCTAAAGTTCTTATGTATAATAAGTCTCTTAAGAAGCTATTCTGGTATAATAATGAAGTAGAAGATAAAACTACTACTGATTATTTCCAATTAAGTTCTAGACCTTCAATAACCCCTCAAATTATACCTGATAATGAAGGTATAATCAACTCTACTATTGAAGTAGTAGAATACTATTCTCAAGAATTAACTTCTTCAGTCAAAGTAGTTCCTATTACTGGAAAAGAAATTTCTGCTACAATTCAAATTCAATAAAATTATAAGAGTAAGGGATTAACTCCCTTACTCTATTCTTATTCATTATATGGATATGTAATCATAATAGGATCTGTAATATAGATACCTTTCTGTTCATCTGTATCTTTTTGTAATAATAAATAAGTTGTATTACTTCTAAACTTGAATACTTCTAAATCAATAAGATCATACTCTGGAGTATAATTAGTTCCTACTGGTAAGGTATCAATCTCTTTTAATTTATCATGAGAATATCTTTTATTGAATGTAGCTATAGCTGGATCATATGCTGATTTATAATTATTAGATGGATCTTTTACTCCAATAATAAGATGAGCAGTTGTTTTATTAACACCTTTATTTACAGCAAGTTCATTCATTTCTTGATATCCAATACAATAATTATTGCCAGTTTTATTTGTATCGTTTTCTACTATATCTGGTAATCCTAGATCAAATAGATCTCTGAAAGAAGCCATAATATAACACCTCCATTAAATTTACTTTAATGTGTTGAATGGTTATATACTATATCTATGAATAGTATTTTCAAACAATGTTTTATTTTTTGCGTAAAAGGAGGAAAATTATGAAAGAATTTAATGAGTTTACTTTCAATAATAACAACACTGAATATCTTAGTGATCTTCATTCTAAAGGTATAATAGAACCTAAGATAGAAAATGGTGTTGTAAATATTATTGTAAGTCCAATTACAGTAAAACCAAATGGAAAGGTTGAATATAATTTCGAATACTCCCCAAAACACAGAAATAAACAAGAAGAGGAATAACCTCTTCTTGAGATATATTTTAAAGGATAATCGTAAAATGTAATACTAACACTCAGAAAGAAAATAAAATAAACGGCGTATTATTGTAAGATGAAAAGAGAAAGAGATTTACAATGATTCTGAGTTTATTTTATTTTTAATAGGTATATTATTGAGAGGACGTTTTTGTGCACCATGAGAGAGATCTATATCAAAACAATACGGTCTATTTTATATACAGTACACATTTTAAGATTAATAATCCTTTATCTTATTGTTAGTTCTAATTGAAGGGGTAATGCTTAAATGAGAGGAAACAAGGATTTATCTAGTATAGTGAAGAAGGTTCATGATTATAAAACCAAAGTAAATAAATCATACAATCCAGATCAATTCCTTTATAAAGCAAATAAGTCGAATAATGAAATATTCAAACACATAGGCCGTCATGAAGAAAGTTCTATAGGTAGTAATTCTAATAAAGTTATTTATAATTCTCTATTAGAATTTTTTGATAATAATAGATATCTAAAAAGCAATATGAAGAAAATCGTATCAGGATTGATTATTGTTATTATAGGCTCTATAGGATATGGATTTTATAATCATTTTTTTCCATTATTAGGAACTTATTCAGTGCAAAAATATCTACAGTCCTATGAAGATATTAATACTAATGATGAAGATAAAGATTCTAAATTAGATATTCTTCTAAATAGTGATGGAAATGTATATTCTGTAAGTACAGAAGAAAATGCTATAAAGGCTACTAGTACCTTTAAAGATGGTGATGATGAAAATACTATTCTACTAATCACAATTAATAAAGTAAGCGACAATCCTAATTATGCTGAATCAAAAGATATAGAACAAAGAAAAGTTGGCATATTGATGAATAAAAATAAAGATGGTAATATTACTTTCAAGATGACTGAAACTAAACCATCGCTTCCAGTATTATTCAACTATAAGCAACAATCTATAAGTATAAGTCAGTATGACTATAAAACTATCTTGAGAGCATCTGATGGAGCTGATGGTAGTAAGCCATTAATAAAAGCTGCTTTATATTGTGCTAATAAATTAAATCTAATAGATTTAAACACTGCTAAATTTAATGATATCTAAAAGGAGATCAAGACTATGGAAAAGCAAATTTTTGATATTAAAGAAATCGTGGATACTGTTTCTAATCATTTAGAAAAATATACAATATCAGAATCCAAAACTACTGAAACTAAATTAAAAATGATTGAAGATGCTCTAGCGTACAGTCATGATTTTATAGAAGAAAATGTAAACAGATTTGGTGATCTAGATAAATTAGATAAGACTATTGTGTTTAGAACATATGCTGCTAAGTCTGATATCGAAAATAGAAGAAAAGACTTTAAAGATGAGTTAGTTAGAAAAGATCAAGAAACTAATTTAGTTACTGAAGTAGATCATGAAACAAAAGATATTAAATTTAAAGATGATCTAAAACAACCTAATGCTATTAATACTTTAGTAAAAGCTATTGGTAATGGCATTAGTACTTTAGAAACTTATGATTATTATAAAGATAGAATGAAAAAGACTAGTGATCTTTTCAACTTCCAAGGAGTAGCTGCGGAAAGATTAATTAGACTTGGTATGCTTACTAGAAGATATGAGCTTATCTGTAAGAAGCTAACTGCTATCTCTGTATATAATCGTCATGGCTTTAGTGACTTCTCTGAAGAAGTTTTAAAAGATCAAGATCCTAATGAAGTAGATCCATTCAATAAGAACTTTGTATTTGATCTAATTATTGATATGGCTTATAGTAATCTAGATTCTTTAAAGATGATGGAAACGGCTAGTTCTATTAAACTTATTTTTGAAGGAAATGAAAAGGAATTAGAACTTATTAAAGATACTCTAGGTGAAATGGTAATCGGCAAAGATTCTAATCTATTTAAAGATACAGAAGATTATCTTAAAACTTGTTCACAATATTATGTAGATCAATTACATAAACTTACATATGATATGATCAATGATGATTTAATTGTATTTGATTATTCCAATTATCCTAACCTAGGAAATCCTACAGTAACTGCTTGTGAAAAACATTCTCACGAATGTAATTGTGGACATTGTGGACACGATCATCATCATTAATAAAAAAAAATAAGAGGAGTAAGGGAGTTAATCCCTTACTCTTTTTTTTGTGTTAAAAGTTAATAGCACAAAAAAAATCAAATATACCTCCTCAATGATATATTTGATCATTAGTAAATAAGCTATAATTATATACTATAAATATGATAAGAAGCTCGGAAAGGAGAATCTTTATGATTGATTTTTTAATCAGTATAATTGCACAGGTCATATCTGGTGTATTATTATACTTCATTATTAGATTAATTAATAAGGATTTCTAACTCCGCCATGAGTTTATTTCCTCCTTTATGTAATCTAATTAATAGATTTTATTAGAGCTTCTTATTCTTTTTTATAATATAATTATATACTATAAATATGATAAGATACTCGGAAAGGAGAATTCTAATGAATAAATATTTATTAGATATGATAGTTCAAATTGGTTCAGGTTTGATATTATATTTAATCATAAAATTTGTTTTTTAGGATTCGCCAACTAGTTATGCTATGGTCTAGTTCCTCCTTTTGAGAAAGATATATCTAAATATTTTTCAATAAGAGTATCTTATCAATACTTATTTACTATTACTTACAGTTCTTTTATTTTTTGTCTTTAACCCAAACAGGACAAGGAGCAGAGACTTTTACCGAATCATATCCATTTACAAAGATATCTTTAGATTTACAGATAGCATTACCATCTTTATCCACACCAATCTTAACTGGATACTTTACATATCCTGGAGCTATAGATTTCTTTAATAAAGAAATATTAGAAGTTTCTCTGCCACCTAATGGGAGCTTACGGCCTGTTTGTAAATATGTATTAATGAATTCTTTGGAGAACTCAATCATATTTCTAGCTTCACCAGTTTTGAATTCATAGTTATCCATAAGACGATGTGCTTCTTGATTAGAAATACCTGTAGTATTCGCAATAACTGAACTCATTGTATTTCTCATAGTTTCAGATGGACAGAAACTATGATCAATTCCAGTTCCTTTATATACATCTACTTTGTATTCTTTATCATTAAGCATTGCTTTCATAATAAGCAATTCATCTTTTTGTGATTTAGTATCATATGTTTTTTTATCATTAGGAGATCGTTGTTCATTAATCTCCTTTATTAGATCCACTACTTTCACTTGTACTCTCCTTTTTAGAATACGGTTTTAATACCAATACAGGGTAAATTTTCTTTCTTCTATTACAGTTTCTTAGAAGATACTTATCTATATCTTCTCTACTCATAGAAGATATCTCTTTAAGGAATTTTGTTCTTTCCATATCTTAATACCTTTTCTATTTACTTTATTCAAGCATACATCGTTGAATTACGATATTGTTGCCATGACAATAATTTTATATTTTAAAGAAAAAATAAAAGGCGATCATAGATACAAGCACAAAAGATATGATCGCCTTTATTTGATAAGAGGATAAAGTTATGTAGTTAATCCTTATTACTTTTGGCTGGTTTATCACAAATATTAATGTACCCCCAGTATATTAATATCAATTTTAATCATATGGGTTGAGTTTGAAGATGAGACCCATATGATTAAATGTAGCCTGTCACTCAATTGTGACTCTGAGATATATAACCTCTTATCATAATTATAGTATATACCCATAATATTTATTAGTGGGATTACATCAAGGTAATGTTTTACAATAGATAAGGAGGATACCAACGTGGCAATATTTTTAAATGAATTAAATCCATTTAGATTATACAGAGGCCAATATTACTACCCAATAGATCTTAAAGATAGAACTCATAATTCTATTGTATATCTAATGACACCAAATACTGAATCCAGTATCAATATTCTAAATAATAGACTTGCTAAGTTGAATAATATTATTTTTAATTCTTACTTCATTGAAAAGAATGTAAATCTTATTATTAATAATAACTTAAACCAAGAAGGAGATATTTCTATTAATAATGAAGCATATGATTCTGCTTTATTAAGGGATTTATCTCTAAACGAATCTGTATCTAATAATGATATTATTCTAAATGAAACTGGTATGGAATATAAACTAGGAGAAGAATACCATAAGATTCTTTATCCAGAATTTGTAGATTCTATTATCAATGAAGAAACAGAAACTACTAAGTTTGGTTCTTATAACTATACCAATATCTTTAGACAGATTCTGTACAATAATAGAATGAGATCTCAAGCAGAGTGCTTGAAGTTCTACGAAAAGATTAGAAATGAAGTAAGATATCTTAAATATACATTTGCTGATCTTAGACTTTATAAGAATAGAAACCTATTCTATGATTGGTCATTCTATACAGATATCTTCTATAAGAATAATACTAAGTTTACTGGAGATAGAGGATTAGATGTATTCTTCACATTCTTGAATAGATTCCTTATGGATTCAAGATTCTCTAATTATGATAAGAAGACTATAGTTATTCCAGTAATAGATTGGAAGAAGGCTGTACCAGATACAAGCATATTTGATTATAAGAATTCTTCTAACCCATTCTCATTCATTTATAGAACAGTAAAAATCAATCCATCTAAATTACAAGCATGGAAAGATTACACTATTTTATTCACTGGTGATAATGGATACTTCACTGTAGATTTCAATATGATGGATATGAATCATTTGAATAAATTTGTATCTCTTACAAATAATATTCTTAGTGGTGAATATACTGGAGTAGAAGAAATCAATCATGACTCTAGACAAGCAATTGTTACTCAGCTTACAGATAAATTAGAAAAGGGTGGTATCACTCTAACTAACTTAACTGGTGGTACAAAAGAGTTATCAAAAGATGATTTAGAGAAAATGGGTGTACTAGATGATCCTAGTTTAACCAAAGACCCTGAAATTAAGAAAGCTGCTCTAGTAAATAAGCTTGATAAAATAGCTTCTAAGTCTACCACTACTAAAGATGCTATGGAAACTCTTGAAAAGAATGATCCAGATGATAAAGATAATGAATGGTTAAAAGATGTACTTCTTGACCTTCAATCTGAAGATGGCATCAAAATGAATAAAGCTCGTAAGTCTAGAATGGAAGAAACCCAAAAGAAACTTCTTACAAAAGAAGTTAATGGTAAATCTGTTGCTAAACTTATGGAAGAATTCCAGAAGAATGATGATATCAAACCTGCTGAAATCAAGATCGACTCCATGGATGAATCTTGGAAGAAAGTAAAGTTTGCTAATTTCAATAAAGAATATAAGATGGATCCAGATATCGTAGCGATGTTTAGTCACTTTATTAATGTGAGTCATCCTATGAATAT